AAGGTTGATGCCAAGTTCGGTAGCAAAGTCAATCATTTCTTGACCTTTTGAAGGTAAATCATTGAGTTTAGAGTGAATACGCGGTGTTTGCACACCTCCTAATCCCGAATAGATCGGATCAGTTAGGATCTCTCCCGTTTGTAAATTAATCAAAGCGATCCTTCAGGTTCGTGCCCGATTGACGTGTTTTGTGGGTTAGAAAAGGAACGGGGGGTCGGTGGTGTTCTCTGACGCACAAAAAACCGCCCACCCTTAGCAAGATTGCATCGCTTACAGCTTGCGACCAGATTGTCATCGCTATCTAATCCACCTAATCGTCTTGGAATCACATGATCAACTGTATCTGCTTCTTGTCCGCAGTATTGACAGATATGACCATCTCTCCTAAGTATTCTTTCTCTAATGTTTCGCCATTGTCTGGTCGATCCACTATCTCTTAAAGCTGATCTACTCAATGAAAGCCCTTACTTTTTAAATGATCTAATGCTTTACACATAGATCCATAACGATTGAGATTGTATTTGATTCCCCATTCTACCTGCTTAAATCCATTAGCTTTTTGTAAGTATTTTGATCTACCTTGTGGAATACCATAATGACTACCATTTCGGGCATTTGGGTTCCACCTACTTTCTCTGAAATACAATTCATCTAAACAGTAAAACTCATCTAAATCATTAAGCTGTATGAAAGCCCATTGTCTGTAATGATTTGTTGTATCAGCATTAGCGGAATCAATCTTTAGAAAGGCTGTGTTCAAGACAATGAACAGAGATATCACCAAACCAAACCTTGCGATCTTTCTGCTTCGCAGATCGCCCTTTCGCTCTGAAAGCGAATTTGCGTTTAAGGGTAGCATATGACTCCAAATCTATTAACAAAACCGCAGGTCAGACGGCAAGTCGAAGTAAGGCACAATGCCATATTGATCAATCCAATTGTGATCATAACCTGTTTCGCTCACTTAGTTGCTATCAATTCGCATGTGTGGCAGACCTGATCTACAAATTGCCAAGCCCCACATTTTGTGCATCGAATGACAGGTTCTTGAGTGTCGGTGGCTTCTGCTAAGTTCTTTGCTCCAATAGCACAACACTTAAGGCATTGGAATACTCTAAATCCGTCAGCTGTGGAATACCCATCAAGCCAAACAAACTCAGAATTGGCAGAGCAGAAGTTGCACCTAAATTTCATTTCTTACCAGCCCATCCAGATCCCTTAAATATTGCTGGCACAGCTGTATAGACACGCCTCAAATTAGCACCACATACTTGACAACGGGGGATTTCGTGCTCCATTGGTAGATCCAATACAATACTCAATCCCTCGCCATCACATTCGTATTCGTAATTCGGCATTAAGGTATCCGATTGATTGCGTGGCAGATGTAGCATCTCAACAGATCGCCCTCATGAAGTAATCTGTCATCGTTGCAAACATCGCAGACAACTGTTGATGGCTCTACCTTTACTCCGCTATCTGAAAAAGTAGCAGTTAGTCCAGAGCCATCAATGATTTGTAATTCACCCATTTATTCACCTCCTTCAAAATACCACTTACCATTCGCAGTAAGTTTTGCCCATTTAGGTTCGCATTGTTTTGCTTTGCAAACATACCCTCGATACGGCTTCCCGCCCTTTGAAATTCCTTCTTTCAAAATATGGCCGTGTTCGCATGACGGGGGCTCGTTAGGTATTGATGCACCAATCTCTGATACAACATCGCCAACAGTCCAGGCAACTGGCGCAACATCTTTATCAGCTTCAAATGAACTTCTCAATGCAGTTTCTATTGCACCAGATCGACCTGAATTTGAGTAAAGGTTTTGCTTGCTTTCCAACTTCTCTTTGAATGATGGAGTGCTTTCAACCTTTTTCATATCATCCTTAGTAGCTGTTTTGTCAGATCCTTTAAGTAGAATGATTGCTCTACCTAAACTGCTGGTTGCAGTATCCTCAACATAGAATTTCTTCATGTTAGGAATATAAGTTTCTCTTGAGCCAAAGGCTATGTTGGAAACACATGGTTGCTCATCTTTGCTATCACGCCAAAGAGTTGCTTGAACCAAGATATAACCTTTCTCAGCATCGTGGCTTATGACTGAAATATCTGATCTACCAGACGGGAAATTTGATATGAACCATTTGTTAAGAGTGGCCACATCCTCGTAATCCTCTAAATTAAAAGCCATTGTTAATCCTCCCAGTTTTTGTCTTTGACGGCATCAAGCACAGTTTTATAGACAGATCCATAGGCGATGAAGTCTTTGATACTGTCCTCATGATCTGGGGTTTCACTAAGCCGAGAAACCTTGACCAATGCCATACATAATGCAGCTTGGTGTGGTGTGATTGGGAAGTCGAGATAAGCAGACCATAAGCCCGCAATTCGTTTGTGGTTGTAATACGGATGTCCATAGACGCTTCCGCGCTGTTGGATCGTAGTAATGACTTCATCAAATAACTGCTCAGTATTTGTCGGCATAGTTTTTATTCTCAATCATTCTGCGATGCATATCCCAGCCATCTTTTCGACCGCGCCAGTAATGAGTTTGCTTTGCGTTTTCGTGTATTGCATAAGCCCAGATAATTGCAACCATACTTGCAACCCACACTAGACCAGCTTCTTTTAGCGTCATTTTGTTGCCCACTCCCTTATTACTTTAGGCATCGCAACAGGATTTCTGTCATCGATTACTTTATAGGTTGCTCCTGACGGATGAATTGAAGGGGCAGCAGCAACATAACCTTTCCATTTAATGTCAATTCCATCAATTAATTTACCTTTAAATACATCAGACTTATCAGCTGTGTAATAAAGATGCAAGCCATCGCCAGTTTGGACTGTATATGTCGGCTCAAACTCAGGAAGCAATTCGCCTCCGTTGCGGTAATCAATGTCAAATACAACTAAACCTGATTGATAACAGGCAATTCCAATGTTGATTTTCTTATCGTAATCAAACCAAAAGTTGATAAGTTTCTGGTCAGTTGTAGCTGATAGATAAGCCCTTTGAGCCAAGTCAAAGTGTGGATCTTTCTTGCGTGGCAATAATGGCAAAACTGCCCATCCTCGCTCCGCATATTCTAAAGCTGTATTTCTAGTGCCTAGATCTAGTTTCATGCGCTTACCTCAATTTTTTCAACCATCCAAGGTTTTTGTGCAATCAATTTCTGGATGTCATCATATACAGCTGCCCAAACCTGCTTTTTTGTATAATCAGCAAGATTAAAAAACAAAGAAAAACCAGTTGTGTTTTCATCTGTTAAGTATCCGTCTGGCAGATTAACTTGGATCATAAGATCGCCTTTAATATAACCCCAGGCTGGCATAACGATTTCTAAATCGTGTTTAGCAGCTAAAGTTAAACAATCTTTCTTGTTCATGTCGCTCCCTACATATCCACACACCCTGTGCAGATACATAAAGGATGACCTAAATCAAGTTAATTATCTACCTGAGTGTCGGCGTGTTTTATAACGATTAGATAAAGCCGAAACCCTCAACTGTATCGATATGATCATCAATCGTGCGGGGCTGATAATCTGTTTCACACTCCATACGACTTTCCAAGAGCTGTAAATGACCCATCTTTATTAATCGGAATAAGGGTTGGGGTCATGTTTTTGCCGTTCCATTCAAGGATAGCGATACCCATCTGCCAATTGGCCACAGTTCGGGTATAAGACGCTTTAGCCTTATTCATAAGGTTTCCTACCTCAATGCCATATAAAGGCCTGTAATGGCCTCCTATGCCCTCAGAATAGGCACTCATACCCAGTCTATGGGTGTGGCCTATAACGCAGGATTTGCCAGTCTTACGGGCTAAATTTAATGCGGTCATTCCAGCGTTAGGATTTGCGTTGCCCTCGTCGCCATGAGCCAAGATCCAGCCCTTTTCAAATTCATAGAATGTTTTATGAAAAGTAATGCCTAAACTGTCAAAGTCCATAAACTTGGCGTATTGCAGCTCTGGAAGGGAAAGCATGCCAGGAACTTTTAAAAGTGTGTTGTAAAGGCGATCTGTGTGGTTTGATCTAACAATGTGCGCTTCTTTAGCGTTTTCGGTTAATGACCAAAGAATCTCTTGAGTAGCTGTGCGATCTTGATCAAGGGTTTGCTGATAAGCCAAAGGTGTTTTTTCAGCCCATCGAGAAATGGTTTGAAAGTCAATCTCATCGCCAACGCATAGAACGCTATCAAACTTCTCACGCCTTGCAAGTTTAATGACATTTTTGACAGCTGCTTCATGGTGGTATGGAATTTGCAAATCACTTATTACTAAGTATCGCTTAATCGTCATCCTCATCGTCAGTTGGATCAATTGAAGGAATAATCCCTCCATCGCCTACGATCCAATCAGGGAAAGTCTTATGCTCCGTCATTAACCAAAAGGCGTGTTCTGGTGTAAATCCTGCTTTACGAGCTGCTTTATAACATTCATGCAAAGCCGTATAGTGTTGATCTAACTTACTTAACGGCTCAGGAGAATGGCGAACGATACGCTTATTGATCTTTTTGCGTTTAGAAGGTTTGCGTGTGTTCGCCATAATTAAAATTATGACTTACTGATTAAGACAAACAGATCATCGACACGCTGTTCAAGTCTTGTTATTTGATCCTTCATGCTAGAGCCACCATTAGGCCTAAGTTCATTAAGCCAGCCTTTAATAAGAAAGCGCAGACCCAGCAATAAACTTGTTAATAAGGCGCATCCGCCAACGGCGATAGAAACCCAATCGTTGGGTGTCATTTGCCATCAATACCATAATCAGCTTCTTTGGCAGAAGTAGGATCAATGGCTTTGATTAGTGGAGCGATTAAAGAACCAAGCAGAATTGCATATTCAGGTTTGATATCTCCCACAATGGCAAGTGCCACAGTTATTCCAGAAGCTGCAACAGCTCTTAAATATGACTTGATTGCTGCTTTGTGTTTCTTGGTTAGTTTCATTATTTGCCTCCTAGTAGTGGGATATTAAAGAAATCGCCTTTTTGATTTGGTTTGAATGAAATGTGGATATGCCGATGATGGGGATTTATGCCGCGATACTTGATAAATTTCCAAAATGATTTAGCACTAGCAATTTTGCCTGCATGGATTACATACAGAATACGCTTATCTGTTTTTGCTGCCTGTCGAATCTGATCTGCCAAATCGAAACTAACTCCTTCTTGGTCAGAAAGACGAGCGTCAATGTCGATGGCACAAACCTCACCCTGTTTGTTTGGGTTATGGTCAGATACTCTGGCTGAATGACGAGCATCACCAATCCACCCATCGCTGGCACGCTTGCGATCAGGGAAGCAGTCATCA